TGGTCAGCCAAGGCAGGTCTAAGGATCTGCTCAAACACCTCTGGCTTCATGTCAGCATACTCGTCCATGACTAGGAACTTAAGGCTAACACCTCGCATTGTCTCTGGTCTGTCTGCACCTTTTAGGCTAATGGTAGCACCGTTGACAAGCTTAATTTGCAAATTATTAATGTGACTACCACTAATAACGGGGTGGCCCAGTTCCAGCAGGGTTTGCCACATGATGTCTCTGGCTTGTCCCTGAGTAGGTGCGACGTAAAATACATGGCCTCTGTCTGCCTGTAGTGCGTTAACAATTAACATCCATGCTGCTAACCTAGACTTACCAGTACGTCGCCCAGCAGCTACTATTTTAAATCTTGTGTCGTCTGCCCAGACCTCTTGTTGCCAAGGCAGTAGTTCTATATTAAGATCCATTAAAGTTACTAAACGCTTGTGACTGCTCTACGAGTTTAAACGTAAGGGCTACTTCCATGTTACCCGACGCTTGTGATGCCTGAGCCTTTACAATATCTCCGTTGTGCAAAACAAAGATAGGCGCATCTGATTGACCACCTAATGTTTCTTTGTTTCCTCCGCCAATACTTGTACCATCAAACAAATACAGCTGATCTACATCAGAACTATTAGTCCATTTAAGATCCAAGCTATTAGCCGCAGTGTCGTGATTAGCTACATAAACGTAATTAATATAAACAACGTATCCGTTAGGAATAGTTAGTAGCGTTGTGGGCGTATTGTCGGTAAGCGTAGCGTGTTTAGTATAGTACATTAGTATGTCCACATAACAGGTGTTGTACCACGGGTGTCAACGTGGATAAAGTCAGAAGCAACACCTATTCCTGTAAATCCTAACTTAAGAGCAGCGTTGACAAGCTTAAGGCGATCAGCAGCGTTTGTTATTTTTATGTCCGCTGCGATCCCTTGGGCATGAGTTCCGGGAACATCTTTCTTTCTCTCTATTGGATGTAGTGTCGGGTGTCTATATCCACTAGTAATGACGAAAGGAAATCCACAGTATGCCCGTAACTCGTCTAACTTCTGTAGGAACTCCATTTCCATGTTGTTGGTGCCAGAGACTTGACAATCAAATTCTTCTCGTGTGAAGTGCTTAAGAGTCATCTTCTACTACTTCTCCTTCGATTATCTCTGGTGTTGATACTTCAGCAGTACCTACGCCACTAATGTTGATCTGTATAGCGTTTCTACCGTTGTCTTTTACTACGTCCTTTTCAAAGGCACCCACTGGTAGTATCCGGTCCATCACAAGTTTCCAAGCAGCCGCTTGATTCTTGTGGTCATTGTCCAAAGCAGCATCAAAAATAGTCTCTAGGACCTTACGAGACTTAGGACTAGCCAACATTCTAGCCTTGTACTCGTTAATTATCGCTGCGTCACCCTTGGGTCGGCCTACTACACCCTTGTTACCGGGTTTTACAGCAGCTACTTCGGACTTCCGGGGTCTGCCACGACCTCTTTTTTTAACAACGTCGGTCATAACTAAAATTATCCCTCAATATGACTATAGTATAACACAAGTTTACACGAAAGTCAAGCTATTTTTAGGTTAATTCCAGGGACAGTAAAAACTTTAGTAAAAACAACAGGTTACATTTCTTTTATTTTTACTTAATTTTTCTAATTTTGACCTATTTTGTGCCTGAGTGGCTACCACAAATATTCTTACGTTGCAACCCCCTCCCCCGGTCAAAAGTTATCCACAGGTTATACAAAGTTATCCACAGGTTTTCCACAGGTTGTGGACAACTTGTGTATAACTATTCCGCGCACTGTGGATAAGTCTGTGGATAACTTTAGTTGCAGCCTAGGTTGTGGATAAAGTTATGCACAGGTTATCCACAGGATTTCCACAGGGTCAACCAAAGTTATCCACAGGTTTATCCACATGGCCCTGAGAGGCCCTGAGAAGCCCGTCACGAGGTTTTAACATAGGGGTATACCATAAGACCAACTAAAGTTTTTACGAGTTTTTGCATTTTGGGTATTGACAAGTGCGTGAACTTATGTTGGTCCCTATAGTTGGCACGATTGTTGCTACGCGAGCTTTCTATATCACGCGCACACGCGACTAACATAAAACAACAAGAGCAGTCAAGAAATAATTAGTGGTAATATTTACACAAAATAAATGTTGCACTCAAGTCTCAATGTGGCATTATGTACTCAAGCCAAGGCAATCACGCCAAGGCATACAAAAGCCCAAGGAGGGCAACAACATGCAAACTATTACACGTTCAAAAATCCTAGGTCGTTCGGTTATTCTTCGCAAGCGTAAGGTGCTATCAAAGCCGTTGAACTATACTCAAGGGCTATGCTTTCACAAGCTTACAGGTGGTCTATATTCTCTCTATATTGAGAAGGGCGCACCGGAGCGTGAGGTAGGTTTCGGTAAAATCATCGACCGTTAAACAACGGTCTACCCTTGAGCCTCGCCTAGTGCGGGGCTTTCGGCGTACCTGACAACCAAAAGAGGGTAACATTATGAAAGACTTCCCAATGGAAATTGACGGTGGCTATGTCATACTGTCAGACGGTTTTTTTCACGGCGAACCATACGTAGTGGATGAAGTGACAGAAGACGACGTGCAAGTGTATTTTTACGAAATAGACACCACGGCACGCTATAAGCGAATTTAACAGTAGACTTAAGTAAGCCCATAGTGTACGCTGTGGGCTTTGTTGATTCTATTGGAGACTAAATCATGGTCAAACTATCAAAGGCCTCAAAGATGCCAGGGCGCTCGTGGTCACTGCAAGCGTTAGACACTTGTCCAGCGTCACGTAAGCCGGACGGGTCGCTAGTGGATGCCTGTAGTGGATGCTATGCCACGACGGGCAACTATCGGTTTAAGAACGTCAAGGCCCCAAGGGAGCACAATCGTGAGGACTGGAAGCGTTCCGAATGGGTCGACGACATGGTTTCAGAATTAGACAACGATCGGTATTTCCGATGGTTTGACAGCGGCGATCTATATGATGTTCGCCTTGCGTTTAAGATTCTAGAAGTTATGAAGCGAACGCCATGGTGTAACCATTGGCTACCGACACGCATGCACAAGTTTGCTAAGTTTGGTCCAGTGTTGGCTGAAATGTCCGCACTGGCAAACGTAGTTGTACGCTTGTCATCTGACAGCATTACCGGAGACACCGTAGAAGGCCCTCAAACGTCCACCATTGCGACGTTAGATAATGTCCCTAGTGGTGCCCTAGTTTGTGAAGCATATCAGCGAGAGGGCAAATGCGGGCCTTGTAGAGCATGTTGGTCTAAGGACGTGGCAGTAGTGTGTTACATTGGACACGGTAAGAGCATGGAAAAGAAGCAACGGGACATAATCGCAAAGGTGGCATAATGGAATTAATGATGCTTAGTGTGTTAATGGTGGTATGCTTTGGCTTTGGCTGGATAGTGGGTCACGCCACAGGATACGAGAAAGGGAGAAACGAATGGCCCAGATAACAGACGTTAGTTTAGGTTTTACGCTGTTCCTGTTGTTCTGTGGTGTCATACTCACGGCATGGCTCACCATAGACGATGAGGACTTTAACAGGAGATTCGAAGAATACAGGAAATCGGGAGAAGAGGACTAAACCATGATTGAACAATGGCAACCTTGGTTTGACGTATTGTTATTAGTGGGGACGTGTGTTATACTCACGCCCTTGTTTGTTTACATTGACAGAAAGGAACAAAACAAATGACAACATTTTACATGTGCCAGATCACCGGCAAGTACTTTGAGGATACCTTAATTGCTAAAACAGCAGTAAGGGTAGCAGATTACCCTAGCGAGCCATCGTGGGGCATATATAAGACTTACGACGGTGCCGCTATACTTTGCGACTGTGACGTAGACCATGCACAAGAGGGGTTAGATAATGATAGTTGAAATGTTAGACGACAGGGTCTCAATTGAGGCCCTTGGGTTGATCCCTCATTTCTTCGAGAGGTCGTTATACATCGAAGGGCAGTCTATACAGTCCGTAGCGGACAAGATGGACGACCTTTATTATTATGGTGGCTTTGTGCACCCTTTCGAAGGTACAATAGAGTCTGATGGTCGTTATATTACAAACAACGACTTTGGAGAAGACGACCCTTTGGACCCTATAGCACGTATTGACAAGCTTGGGTTTACCCTTTGGGTCTACCCTTACGCAATCGTAGGGCTTACCGATAACAAAGGAAACCAAAAAATAGCGAGGTTTGATTAATGGAAACGAGTGTATTATTTTTGTTGTGGGGTTTTTGTGTAATTGGTACAATATGGATGTTGATTAAGGGAGGTGATAGCGATGCCTAGGGAATCTTGGGAAATTGCTCATGATGAGTATTATGATGATCTAGAGGCCGAAGACTACGAGGGCCTTGATGACATCTCAGCTTGGAAAGAGGAAGAACAGAAGGTTATAGACGAATTATGCAAACGTATGGAGAAAGCTTATAATGACGTATTATAAAGTATCAAACAAAACACCACCGCCAAAACCTACCAGAGCAAAATGGAAGGGTAAACTTATGTCACTGGCTGTAGGTGACTGGTTTTTAGCACCTAAGGAAGACCATTCGAGACTAGTGGCCGCTGGTAATACTTACCTTAGGGGCGAACATTCGCTGTACAAAATAAACGACAATGACTATTGCTTCATAAGGAAAGCTAAAGGTGAGTGAGATTGCGAATTACTTTGCACTGTTTGTCTCTGTGGTTGTGTCCATTTGGTTTGTACTAGCGATAATTGATGCGTTGCTATGGCCTTTTGGTACACAACTGCAAGACAGGGAACGTAAGGAACTACTAAGGAATCGAAAGAATGACGATAGATGAATACGCAACTGATAGCGGTGTTTTAGATGACAACTCAGGCCCTACTGTAGACCCCTTGGAACACGCCATGGTTGAACACTTGGTAGAGTTCGATACTGAGATGTACCGACTAGAAAGCCGAAGAAAGTACACTGGACTGTCTTACAAACACCTTGAAATGCTTATGGTGGAACTACATGGGGAGCACTGGCAGGATGCGTTGTAAAGCTTGTAATAAAATACTAGAGGATTCTGAATTAACCAAAAAGGGACCAAATAATGACTTTCTTGATATGTGTAATTATTGTCTTTATGCTGCTGGGGCTGTCGAGGTAGATACAGACAATATTGTGGAATATTACCAAAATGAGGTATTTACAAATGACGATGATTATGATACCCTCTTCTAAGGTATATACTAAAGAAGTAAACAGAAGAAGTAAACATAGTAGTAAACTACAGAAGTTAACCTTAGGAGCAACTTAAGTTATGCTGATAGACGAAAAAAGCATCTACGAGGTCACAGGTGGTGACTACTCCATCTACTGCCTAGGCTACACTCAGGCCCGCACAGTGACCAATGACATCATGAAGGCCGACCCTTGGGGTGGTATACCCTTTGTGATACGTAAGGACCTAGAGGTGTCCTTTGACGACAAAGGAAACGTGGTAATGCCTAGGGTGGTCCTAGACAAAATCTTATTTTTAGCCAGTGACGAACTACCAGAAGGAGACGACTAAATGACTTATGGACAACTTTTTGACTTAGTGCTGAAAGCCGGAGGTCACAACCTTGACAAGCCCGTAAAGATCTGCATAGAGTTTGAAGAGGTAGAAGCAACAGAAGCACACGTTCGGTTTAACAAGGACGACAGGAAAAACCCCGTACAAGACATTGTACTAACTATCTAAGTATGTTATACTATTAGTATGTTCTGGGGCATTCTCAGAGCAAAACCAAAGAAACCAACGGAGATTATTCCATGACTGCAGCAACAGTAGAAGGCATTGTAAACTTCAGCAACCTGACCTCACACGACGTGTTCAATGGTCAGGACACAGGTCAGTACTCTATGACCATTACCATGACTGAAGACGATGCGGCTTCGCTGTCTGCCTTGGGTGTCAAGATCAAAGACTACCAAGGCAATAAACAGCGTAAGTTTAAATCAAAGTACGACGTAAAGACGTTTGATGCTGAGGGTAACTCTTACTCAGGTGAGATTCCTTATAATTCAAAAGTCCGACTGAAGTACAAGCTTGGGCCAGCACATCCGGTTCACGGTGTGTCAACCTACCTAGAAGCAGTAAAAGTCCTTGAGGAAGCAGAGATGGCTGTGGGTGATGCCGCAGACTTCTAAGTTTCTTAGACACGAGAGTTGTCCGGAGTGTGGTTCTTCGGACGCTCTCGCTATTTATGACAACGGGGGCCAACACTGCTTTGGCTCCGGTTGTGATTACCATGTGTTTGGAAACGGTGAAGTACCAATGACAACTCAAGAACTACCAAAGGCTAAGCCACTAAACATGGGTGGTGTAGTAGCGGCAATACCCCAGCGTAGACTTTCGCAGGAAACGTGCAGCCGCTTTGGAGTGACTGTGGAGTACTCCAGCACAGGGGAAATTCAAAAGCACTTTTACCCTTACTATGACCTTGAGTCGGGGGAGGTTTGTGCAGCTAAGGTGCGTGAGGTAAAGACTAAAGGTTTCTATGCTACTGGAGACATGTCCGGAGCAGGCTTCTTTGGTCAACAGCAGTGTAAAAGCAACAAGTACATCACAATCACCGAAGGAGAACTCGACGCACTTAGTGTGTACGAGATGTTTAACAAACAGTACGACGTGGTTTCCCTACGGTCAGGCGCTAGTAATGCTGTTAAGGAAATCAAGGAACAACTAGAGTGGCTGGAAAGCTACGAAAACATCGTCCTTTGCTTTGACAACGACAAGGCAGGTGATGCGGCAGTAGAACAGGTAAAGGACCTCTTTAGTCCAAACAAGCTGAAGATAGTCAAGCTTCCTGTAAAGGACGCTAGTGACATGCTTATGGCTAACAGGGTAAAGGACTTTACGCAATTCTGGTGGAATGCTAAAGTTTACCGTCCTGACGGCATTGTAGCAGGTACTGATACTTGGGACACTCTGGTAGAAAAAAGGCAGGTGAAGTCCATCCCTTACCCTTGGGAAGGCCTGAACCATATAACTAGGGGACATAGACCGTATGAATTGGTCACGATCACAAGCGGCAGTGGCATGGGCAAGTCCCAATTTATCAGAGAAATCGAATATGATCTTCTACGCCGATGCGAAGGCAATATTGGAGTCTTGGCGCTTGAGGAAGATCTGGCCCGAACAAGTCTTGGTATCATGTCGGTGGCGGCAAACAGACCCCTACACTTGGAAGAGGACACGCCAGTGGACCAACTTCGACCTTTTTGGGAGGCCACACTGGGCACAGGACGTTACTACCTATTCGACCACTGGGGGTCAACTTCAGCAGATAACCTCCTCGCCCGTGTTCGATACATGGCAAAAGCGCTTGACTGCAGGTACGTCGTACTGGACCACTTGTCCATCGTCGTGTCTTCCC